TTTCTTCTTTTGGCAGTATGTTTCCAATGTTTACAACGAGAATCAAATGTGTTATAGTAATCTTTTATTTTTTCTTTGTTATCAATAAGATATTGTTTTCTATTTTCTTTAAATCTATCCTTATTATTAACCCTATATTGTTTTATTCTTTCTTTATTATCAATATAATATTGTTTATAATATTCTTTTTGTTTTTCTATTCTCATATTACTATCTGTGTCATTTGTTAAAATAACGGAACAACATCCTCATACCTTTGAACTAATAAGTTGACACAGATAGTAGGTATGTAGTGAGAATGTTGTCCGTTAAAATTCATGCTTCATCTGTGTCATATAATAAATATGAAACAAACAAAGAAAAATCACTTCTTTTTGATACGATGAATAGAATTACCGAATATCGCAAATACTCCATCAGAAGTATTAAATAAAGGCATAGAGTCGTCAAAAGGCGGATTCTGAATTACTTGAATGCTTGTATTATTGGCAAATAATTCAAGTTCATCATTATCATTTAACATCAATGTTAATCCCTGTTCGGTTGTTGTATAATTTATATTATGGAAACTTACATCCTCAACCTTCCTGACATCGAAAGTCGAATAATCCTTCTTCGTGAATACTACAATAAATCTGTCAAACTTACCTTTACTTTCACCAAGTATTACTACAACGTTTCTTTCCGCCTTACAAGCGACCAACCGATATCCATCAAGTTGTGGTAGATACTTTGAGAATGATGCTCCTGTCATATATGGAATAACTAAATAATAATGCCCAAGTAAGTTCTGAATGACGCATCCATCCCACATTGTTGTAGTTAATGTCGATACATTTTCAATCTCGTTGACCCTATGGATAATTTTGTTACCAAACGACGTGAACTTATTTTCAACAAACTTACCATTGCTCACGGTATAGATACAATTGTTTCGGAAAATCATACCCGAACTGTTGATGGTTCCAACGACCTGTTGACGAATCAAATCAGTAAAGGTGACTATATTATGTAACAATGTGGCTACCACAATCGTTCCATCCGAAGCCGGACAGAGAAGGACTTTCTTATATTTTTCACATCCACTGAAAAGCTCCTGTGTGTCACGATAGATTTTCTTGTCGGTGACAACATAGTTCAGGCCCATTGCCTGAATGACTGCCACGATGTTTTCACTATACGAAGCTGTTTGTGTCACGTCCACTTGATTGTTACCCTTAATCGTGACAATAGGCGCGGGCACCACCGTTGGAATAGTCCCGTCCGGTAGAGGGGGTATGGAACGATTTCCATCACGAAACACGTCAATATACCAATTTAATAATACCTTTGGTATGTTGTTGAACGGAGTGACAGTTGGAGGTAATTTTGTCAATGGGTCAAATACCGATACACCATCGTCAAATTGTTGGCCTTTTTGATTTGGTTTATATTTTGGGTGTCCACCACGAAACGGATGGATGGAAGTCAATGCCCAAAATGACAACACTCCAAATGAAAACCAATCCGATAAAACGTTTGGATTATAATTCAAATGGCCATTTACCATCTTGGAACATTTTCTATCCATTATTGAATTCATCACCGCGGTTGATTTAAATCCCGGCGTCTGACAAGAATCTGTATCTATGTAAAATGGGAATAGTCCATTGGAGTTTTTTATCAAAACATTCAACTCATTGTAATCCACAATCAGAACGTTTGCTGAGTGAATTTTTTGAGTAATGATGTGCATCCTCTTAATCAAGTCGAGAAGCATCGCAAGTGATATTTTATTATCTTGTTTGAATGTCTTGGTAAAATATTTAAGTAACGGTTCACAATCAGGAACAAAATTGGTAACGTGTCCAATTATATCACCTGTGGATGCGTCGTAGATTATATCGGTAGGCGTTATTACACTTGGGTCGTTTATGGCCGACAATTCTTTTATTTTTTGTAATGGCAAAACTTTTGTTTTGTCGTGGTAAATCTTGAAAGCCTTTCCACCATTGATATATATGGTTCCTTCGCCTCCGGCCGATAAATAACACTTATCGGTTATGGTGAATGTTCCACCAGAATTAAATTTAACTTTCTTATTCATCTTTCTTCTTCGGTTTTGGCATTACCCAAACAGTTCCAGCAACTTCATTTTCAGGCCACATTGATACAGAAAAATTTTTGTCATCAGAAATTTTGAAATGTTCACGAATCACCTTTGCCATACCAAGAGGGTTTTGGTTATAATGTTTGAACATTTTCTCATCCATTTTTCCTATTGATTTCATACCATCAATAATATCACGATTTAATATAAAGTCAAGCGTTCAAAATTGATTTTAGAATTTCATTTATACGATTAAGGTCTGTATATTTTATCCTCAATAAAGTTATTCCATTTGAACTGGCAAAATCAGTTTTAAGTCCGTCTCTATATTGAGTCTTTTTTAATTCGCTTATTGTAGATTTATGTTTTCCAAATCTGCCAATCATAAAATGATGCTTTCCGTCATATTCAATTAATAAATTTTTAGATGGAATGTAAAAGTCAAACGGTAACATTTTATTGGTTTTTGGATTTCTACAAGTATTGAAAGTTTTTTCGGTTATACACTCAATCCTATTACTTTTTAAAAATTTTAAAATTTCGTTTTCTCCATAAGACGATTGGCATTTTGGACATCCGTTTCTTTTTAAATGATTTAAAGGTAATTGATAAAATTCACCGTGTTCTTTACAAATAATAGTTATGTCTGTATGACAATTTACATAATTAACCTTTGAATAATCATATAAATTACCGTGAATCTGTTTGGATTTTCTAATAAAGTCAGTTAATGTGAGACTTGTTGATTGTCTTTGTTTTTCTATTCCACATTTAGGACACCCCTGTTTTAAAATATAGTGGGCGGCCGGAGTTTGTTCAAATTCTCCATGAACAGAACAAGATATTTTGACTTTTGTAGAAACATTAACATATTCAACTTTTGAATAATCGTATATGTTTTTATGAATTTTTTTAGATTTTCGTATGAAATCTTCCACATTTCCACGTCTCGAATTTTTACAAATTTCCAATCCACATGAAGGACATCCAACTCCCTGTAAATGATAAGATGGAGATTGTTTAAACTCTCCGTGAATAGGACATATTATTGATACTTTATCCAAATTATTCTTTCCATATTTTAAATTGGAGTAATCGTATTTATTTCCATGAACTTTTACACTCATAGAAATTACTTGTTCGGTTGTTAACTTGTTCATACTACATAACTATGGATGCCATAGATATATCGTCATAAAAAGTTACTTTATTTTTTTGCCACTGACGTTTGAGAAAGCCAAGCCGTCTCTGAACGAATACGCCGACAGTGGATTTGAAATCAATAAACTCACGAATTTGAGTTTCCCAATTGATATCAGAACCATCGCCTTTCTTAAAGCTATTGATGCCGTCACTACATACACCAATAATATCGTCAGGGTCAACGATGCCGGTGAACGATACAGGGTCAAAAGGTTTGACATAATCTTCCGTTATGAGCGTGTCTTTAGCTCCATTACCTGAACGGTAGATATTCATATCAACAATGTGTTTAGAACCGAACACCGTGTCTTCATACCGTTTCATTCTCATTGGGTCGAGATAGTATGACAAATAGGCCGGTGTATTCGATTCAAAGTCAACGTGAATAATCCGAAGTGTGGTCGAGGTTTGATGAAAGAAAACGCCATCACCAAACATATGAACTTTGAATTGTTTGTCTTTTATCCAAGCAACCAACAACGTGGCGTCAAGTGCCTGTGGATGAAGGGGAAACGTGGTGTCAAGATTTCTCAAATTATCAATGGTTACTTTGCCAAATAAGTCGGGTAAGAAGTCACTTCCACCTTTTGCCAACGTCCGCTTGGCTGAAAGAGCCAATGCCCTTGCGCCGAAATCCACGTCTGGACTGGAAGAACAACCGTCCGATACGATTGCGTAGGCACCGCCTTCAACGGTTTCCGAGATGGCGTAATCTTGACATACCGGGTGAGTATTACCGATAAAAAATGCGTGGTCAGCGTTCATATAAAGATTTCCAAAATCCGACGTTGCCAACTTCAACTGCCATTCCACATTTCCACATAACAATCCGTTTGATTTTCACGGGTGGGATTGGAGGCGATGAACGAGCACGACACTCATTCATATGATTAATTGATTCCTGTAAAGTATTCAATCCGCGATTGTTACTAATGTGGTCGTAACGTTCGGTGTATGGAATGCCACAAACTTCTCTGTAAGAACCATTCAGATAATCATAATGCCCTTCGTCGTGGTAAATGTAATAATCACGAGCTTTATCCCAATCTGCCGGAGGCGTCAACGTAAATGACGGTTCGGTTGTTTTTGAGATTATGGGCTTACGCTTCATAACAACAGTCTGACAGAGATTGAAAAGAAGTCAAGCGTGACCCTGTTTCTGAAAATCGCAAATTCGTTGGCACATACTTAAAAAGTAATCGTTGGAGTAATCTTGTTTCATCCAATTTACATCCTTGTGAACCCATTGAACATTGCCTTTGACATATCCTTTGGATGAATCAATTCTATCAAGCGACGCTGTTCCTTTGTGGTGTCTATTTCTTCCGTATGTAAAATCTAATACCAAATCTGACAACGCACATTTACGATTTTGTTTAAGAAACAATTCCCACAGCTCTTTCAATGACAATTCCATCGGAACACCACGTCGTTTGGCATTACTATTGATTCTGTTATACAATGATTTTGGTATTTCGCCATGACCTTTCCAACTAATGTTGTCTTTCCCCCGACTATACCAAGAGCATCCGCAAGATTTTGTTCTACCGTGTCGTAAATGCCCCTATTCCACTATCTTTTCCGTTCCACAATCACATTTACATTTCCAGTTTGTTCTTTTTTTACAAACAGGCGCTTTTTCAATTACTAATAATTTTCCAAATTTTTGCCCAATCAAGTTTATAATTCTCATATTTATCCTTACGTCAGCACAATGCTGAAACATAAGGATAAATATGGAATACAAAACTCAAAACGTCATATTTATAGGAATAGACGGTTGACCGCTTCCAAGTGCGGCCGACGTGGAACTGATGCTCTGACTGACGAAAGCCGCCAACTTGGCAATCTTGCCGGGAGTCGCCTTTCCAATACTTGTATATTGACTTATTCCGGCATCCGTCACCAATTTCTGTAAATAAGCATCAAGGTTATTGTCGTCACTGGTGACGCCAACAAGAATCAAGGTGATACTTTCAAGGTTTTCACTCTTGCGAGCTTCCTCAAGAGACTTCTTGATTTGCGCTGCATCATAGATACTCCCGGCATTATTTTGACCATCAGTGACAACCACCACAATAGCGTTGACAAAGAAGTTGTTGGCCGTCAACTGCTTTGCGTAGGCCGACGTGGTTTGAATTCCTTCATCCACGGCGTCCAACAGAGCGGTCATACCACCAATATTCAAAATATTGTCATAATCGGACTCCTTGATATCGCCCAACAGCTTGAAGCCGTGGAGTTCCGTCAAGTTGTCGTTGAACTGTGTGAGTCGGAGCATCAGGTTATCCTTACGTGGCGACTTGTCCATTGCCTTGCGGATGGTCTTCAACGCCTGTTCCAAAGCGGCAGCATAGCTGCTGACGGAACCCGATGCATCCATACAAAGTGTGGAAAGTGTATATTCCGTAGCACCCAGTTTGTTGAGTTTTGTTGCCGAAAATTTATATCCACTTCCAGCATTAATAGTTTCCAAATCCTTGTTATCAATTAGACTCATAATATTATTTTTTTGTTGTTGTTTTACTGTGAATATAGATTATCACAGTTTTATAACAAGTCAAGCGTTAAATTAAAATTCATCGTTTTCATAAATTCGATTATATGTATTCATTGTAACCATTACACCACGACCGACAATGAAATATACAAAATTTACTGATAAAGAAATTAAATATTTGATTCAAAATTATTCTGTTTTAGGCCCGAAACAATGTGATTTAAATCTCAAAAGAAAAAGTTGGATGTATCTTCACAAGAAAGCTTTATCTCTTGGGTTAAATCGAAACAAAACTTCATTAAACTTGTATAAATCACCAAAATCGGTTTGTATGGATAAATTTGTTTCAATTAATTCTCCTATGGTATGTTATATTCTTGGTTTCATCTGGGCTGACGGCTCTATTTCAAAAATGAAAAATAGAATTTCTGTTGGTATAGGCAAAAAAGATTTTAATGATATTAATAATTGTTTATTAAAAGAAATACCATTCCACATACATTTTATGAAAAGAAACGGAAATCCTGTCTTTTATTTGAGCGATTTACAACTTCATACATTTCTTAAAGAGAATGATTATTTAATAAAAAGTCTAACCACCCCATCAAAAATTTTATCAAAAATACCAAAAAGATTACATCATTACTTTTTTCGTGGTTTTTTTGATGGAGATGGATGCTTCACAAATATCACAAAATGTCCTACCATTATTTTTACAGGTAGTTATAACCAAGATTGGACGGACACAACTAATCTAATTGTAAAATTAACAAATCACAGCCCAAAAATTTTGCGGAGAATTATGAAAAAAGGTCACAAAGCATCTATGGTTTATTTTTACGGGAAAGACCGAATCAAAAAATTTCTCGATTACCTATATCAAGGAGAAACGATTGGTCTTTCCCGTAAAAGAGAAAGGTATGAAAAATTTACCAGTCTTTTGTAGTGGACAACTTCATTCCACGTTTTTCCATATTAATGATAAAATCTTGACCCAACTTTTCAAATCCAGTCACATTAGAAGAAGTATCTGTCAACAATGTCAATTTTTTAATATTGTCGTCACCAAACTGTGCGGCAATATCATTCACAGAATTTGCGAGGCAATGACTCAACGCTTCACCAGACAGAAGAACCTCATCCGCCTGTGTTAGAACATCAACCAATTCAGTATTCAACTTTGTTGACGGGTCTTTATCGTCAATAACGTCAGCCATAAGAGCCGAATAATGTTCTGTAAAATAGTTACTGCCCTTTGTGACATACGAAACCCTATTAAAATTAGAAATTTCCCAGTCGTTCAAAGCATTAGAAATGGATGGAACCAATGAATGCCCCCAACTACCAATCAAACAATGTGGCGGCCAAATGACCAATATGTAACGTTTATTCACCGCAAGTGCGTCAACGTAAGCCTGTGCTCTCTTTTGGAATGGTGGATAAAAGGCTTTCCACGTCCCATTCTTCACGTCATCAGCCGTGATAACGGTGAACGGATTGGGGTGTTCGCCCTTGGAATTAACCCAAAAAATCGGGTGAGCAATGTGAACATTTTGATGTGAATCGAGAGTCGCAGAAACTTCTCCAATACGTTTCTTGTTTTTTGTAATAAACGTGGAGAGACGAACCATATCGTCAGCGGCGCCGCCCACAACCAACGCACCCTTTTCACCGCCGGGGCCGTTTGCAATACAAAAATCGTTTTGGCAGTCAATCATCAGAAGATGCACTTTTTTGATACTCATAATTTGTTTTTTCTTTCGTTGTTGTTTAATTTATCGGATTACAGATTACCACCAATTTAAAATAAGTCAAGCCTCATTTCTCAAACTCCAAATCACACCTTTTCTAAATTCTTCAGCGGTGACTGTAACATCCAATCTTTTGACTTCTTCCCGCAATTGAGAAGCTGATATATTACTAAAAGATTTAACTTCTATGGTTGGGTATTTTCCCACATAATTGAAAATAAAAGAATCTCGACTTCCATACAACGTCACTACGTCCGTTTCGGAAGTTAATTCCTTTATTTTTTCATCCAGATTTTTACTCCATAATCCGACGTTGAATACATCAACAATCGGAATTACTGTCATAGATTTTGAAAAATATTTTGAAAACCATTCTTCAATCATTTGTTTTCTCATTTCAAATGGTAAAGGATTTTTAAAATTCGGTTCCAATGGATAAACTCCAACGAAAATAAACAACTTATCACATTGAGACGTAACGTGTCTAATCAACTCTTTATGTCCATCTGTAAGTTTGTAACATTGAAATCGTCCAACTATACAGGCCACTTTTTGATTTTTCATATTAGTATGAACCTACCAACCATAACTCCACAAAATCTTATTTTTTTATTTGTCAAGCCCCAAGTCCATCAAATTCATGAGTTCCGTAATGACGTGTCATTTTCGGCCCCAATTTACTCAAATGAAGTTGCTCGCCTTGAGAAAGTTGTTGACAAATATGTTCGAATGGAATTTGGTCTTGTTGAGGCATTGGCCCCATCATTACTTGTTGTCTTTTTTGGTCGGCCAACCACTGAAAATTCTTGTCGGATTCCAATTTCAAAAGGGAACGATGTAAACCCTTGATAATACCACGAATGCCGGGAACAACGTCCAACACAGAAGCCTTGTCAAGAGGAAAGATACGCCAGTCACCACGCCAACGGTCACAAGTATTCAAAGGCACTTCGTCCTCATTGAGATTGAGAATATAGACGTAATAAAATTCGTTTGATTCACTGACGGTTATATTGGTTGCGAAGTAAAGTCGGCGCCGGTCAATTTTGAGTTTGGTCTGTTCCTCAACAAGACGTTCGGCGGTATCCATTGATTGTTCCATGTTCCGAAGTCGGCCATTAATAAATTGCCATTTCTTCGGAAACATTACCTTTTCCGTCCGTCGAGACAGATAAATCTGTTTGTTTTTAATCAGAACCACAGCGGCTCCGTAAAGTGTATTTGCCATATTTGAACGAAGTCTAACACCTTTTTATAACTTGTCAAGCGTGGTATTCTGTGACATATTAGTAAGATGACATTTGAAAACTATATACCACCAAAATTTGACGAATGGTTTATGCGACAGGTTTATTTAGTTGCTACCAAAAGCAAGGACAAATCGAGTAAAATAGGCGCTATCATAGTGAATGACAATCAAATCGTTAAGATTGGATATAATGGATTTCCTGTAGGAGTCAATGATAATATTTCCGAACGATACGAAAGGCCATTGAAATATGCATTCACATCACACGCCGAAGCCAATGCAGTTTCATTCGCCGCTAAAGACGGAGTAAAAACAGATGGGTGTATTCTTTATACTAATGGAATTTGTTGTATAGAATGTTGTAAAATAGTCATACAAAGTGGAATAAAAGAAGTAATTTACCACAAACAATTTAATAATAAGTGGAACGAATTATACCGTCCTCAATGGGACGGACACGAAGAAATATCTTCCATTTTATTCAAAGAATCGGACGTAAAATTAACAGCATTTGATAAATTTTTAGATGTAAATTCTTATATTGATGGAAAAATAATCAAAGTTTAATTTATACATTCTAA